ATCTGGAAGGAGTTGAACCATGCCTGCGAGACGCGGAAGTAGTGATGATGCGCCGCAAAGTCGTCGGCCACCGGCTACAACTCCTGATGGTCGAGAGAGACAACTAGTTTCGTTGGCCATGGATCTAGCTGAGAAGCAGTTAGAAGAGGGTACAGCTTCGGCTCAAGTGATCTCACATTTCTTGAAGGCCGGTTCGTCTCGAGAATACTTGGAACAAGAACGCTTGAAGATGGAAGTTGCGTTCATGGAGTCCAAGAAGAAAGATCTGGAGTCGATGGCTCGACGCGAGGAACTCTACGAAGAGGCTCTCAACGCCATGCGCGCGTATTCTGGTCAGCATCCAAAGGACGTGGACGATGACTACGAAGATTAGGACGTATTCAGAACTGGTTCAGTTCGAAACGTTCGTTGAACGATTCCGGTATCTCGCTCTTGGCGGTGGTGTCGGAGATTCGACCTTCGGTTACGACCGATGGGTCAATCAAAACTTCTACGCTTCCAGAGAATGGAAGCTGGCTCGTCGAGATGTTATTGCTCGAGACTTGGGTTGTGATCTAGGCGTCGAAGGCTACGAGATTCATGGTCGCGTCGTCATTCATCACATGAACCCGATGGTGCTCGAGGACATTTCCGAGGGGAACAGAAGCATCATTGATCCCGAGTTCCTGATCACCACAACACACGAGACCCACAATGCCATTCACTACGGCGACGAGAGACAACTCCCTCGGCCGCTCGTCGAACGTAAACCTGGCGACACGAAACTCTGGTAATCAACGGAAGGAGGAACATGGGTATCAAGGGAATCGAAGCCCTCATCAACGCAAGCATCGATGAGAGTCACGATCTCACCGATGTGCCGGCCGCTCTCGAGCGAGAGACCCACGACGGCGCAGGCGATCTGAACGCTCTTCCGCCGAGCGACTTCGAGGAGGAGCAGAAGTGACTGCCGCACCGATCAAGTACGACAAGCCGATCACAAACTTCATCGCAGGGCTCGATGCCACCGGTCACGTCACGCATCGCTCGTACAAGAAGACGTCGGTGACGTTCCACCACAACGGGGGACGACTTTCTCTTCAGGGAATCTTGGACGTCTGGAAGACTCGACCCGCTTCGGCTCACTTCCAGTCCGACAGTGCCGGCCGCATCGGTCAGTACGTCGGCGTTTACGAGTACGCCTGGGCGACTGGAAACACCACGGGCAACGCCTACTCGATCTCAATCGAGATGGCCAACTCGACGCTCTCTCCGAGCTGGGGAGTAGCCGAGGTCACGTGGCGTTCCGCCGCTCGTCTGGCTGGTTGGTTGTTCGCCAACGTCATCAAGGCCGCTCCGACCCGGAACAACGTGTTCGTCCACCATCACTGGAAAGCGACGAGCTGTGCCGGGCCGTACATCGACCGAGTCTTCAACGATCTCCTCGCGGAGGTCCAGACCTGGTACAAGTTCTTCATCACTCCGAAGCCGGCTCCGATCGGCAACGACTGGGAGGCCATCATGGCTTTGTTCGATAGCAAGGAAGAGTTCATCGCGGCCGTCGCCAAGGGCACCGAGCAGGGCGTCGACGCCTACGTCAAGCGCTTCCTGACCAACAACTCCGGCACCGGCGATCTGTACATGGACGAGGTTCGTGAACACCGGACGAAGGAGCTCCAGGCGATCAACAACGTCGCCGCCGCGGTCAAGGCTCTTCCGGGAGCCTGACCAACCGTCAAAATGGTAGGTAACCGAGGAGGTGACCAACATGAGCGACAGCATTCTCACAAGCACCAAGAAGATCTTGGGGATCGAAGCCGATTACACAGCGTTCGACTTCGACATCATCACCCACATCAACTCGGCTTTCGCCACTCTGACCCAACTTGGAGTGGGTCCCGAGGACGGGTTCATGATCGAGGATGCCACGCCCACGTGGGACGCCTTCCTCGGTACTGACCCTCGTCTCAACCCCGTCAAACAGTACGTCTACCTTCGTGTTCGGGCTGTTTTCGATCCGCCTCAATCGTCCTACGCGGTCGAGGCGATGAAAGAACAGATCAGAGAGCATGAGTGGCGTCTGAACGTCCACATGGAGCAATCCATCTGGACCGATCCAACCGTATCCGTACCCACGGATGACGAAGAAGTTGTTCTGGATGGTGGAGGTGCATGAGATGTACGAGTTTCGCCTTCGTGGTGACACCGCAGCTCGATGGGCCTCCATCAACCCAGTACTAAGCGCCCGAGAACCAGCCATCGAGACCGACACCGGCAAACTCAAGGTCGGTAACGGTATTTCTCGATGGCTAGAACTCGGCTATCTCAGTGGAGAGGGGACGCCCGGTGCAGATGGTGATTCAGCCTATCAAGTTGCCGTCGCCAACGGTTTCGTTGGAACTGAACCCGAATGGCTTGCTTCACTCAAGGGTGCAACAGGCGATCAAGGCCCTCAAGGTCTTCCGGGAGCTGATGGCACAGATGGCGCAACGGGTCCTGAAGGCCCTCAAGGCATTCCAGGCGTTGATGGAGAAGACTACACAGGTCCGACCATCCTTATCCAAGCGACGGCCCCCGCGGACACTACCGCTGTCTGGATCGACACGAGCTCATGACGTTGCTCGCAGCGTACAACTTCGACGAGGTTGCCGGAGACATTCTTGATCTTTCCGGCAATGGTCTGGACATACCTTTGTCCGATCCGGCGGTACGTGCCACGACAGGTCATACCGGTAAAGGGTTGACTCAGACCGGAACAGGTATTTTTCTAGCACCGGCTGAATACCTAACAACACTCAAGACCGCGCAGCGGACTGTCATGGCTTGGGTCAAAGAAACCAGCCCTGTTATCGGTTGGGTGTTGGAGCTTCATAGCTCCTCTATCGCTTCTGGATCGTGGGGGATGCTATTTCTGTCCAGTCAATGGCACATCCAAGCTCGAAACTCCAGTGGTTTTGTTCGTGCTAGCGTAGCCAGACCCACTGATTCTCAGTTCCATCACGTCGCTGGTACGTACGACGGAGTCAGTGTTCGGTTGTATTTGGACGGAGTTCTCGTTTCGACTCAACCTCTAACGGAACCCCTTCGAAACGACGCGGACGTTTTCAGATTCCAAGACAACAGCTCGCCCAACGTCACGATCGATGACGTTCGTTTCTTTGACGAAGCTCTCGATCAAGCAACCATTTCTTCGTTGATGTCTACGCCTGTTACAGCTGGACGAAGTGGTCGTCCGAAGGTCTGGAACGGTTCGACTTGGATTCCATATCCAGCGAAGGTCTGGAACGGTTCAGCTTGGGTCGAAGCAGCCATGACCGGACACGATGGAACCGACTGGGTCAAGTCCAAATGAGAGGAGGTTTTCATGATTAATCTCGAAAAGGAGTTTGGATCGTTTCTCGACCTTCTCGAGGAACATTTGAACAGTGAAGAACTCCTCCATTACGGCGTCAAAGGTATGCGGTGGGGTGTTCGAAAAGAACGCCGACCCGCTCCCGAGTTGAAGGGTCTGGGGCCAGACTCGATTACTCGAAAGACAGCAAGCGGCGAAGAGATCACCATCTCCCGAAACATGCCCAACGCTCTACACAGATTTCTTGGGAGACATAGTCAGAAATATCGAGAAGACTATGCAAAAGGCGCCTTTCTAACCATCAAGAACAAAGATGGAAAGAGCGTTGGGGACGCCATTGTCGAGAAGAAGAGTAAGGATGAGCTTTATCTTCTCTGGCTTGGTATCAAAAAGTCTGAACGCGGTAAAGGCTATGCCACCGCAGTGATGAAAGCCGCCGAAGAGTTCGGTAGAAAAGAGGGGTTCAAGAAACTAACCCTCGAGGTTCCCGGCAACGCTAAGGACGCCGAGCACATCTACTCAAAACTCGGCTTCAAAGTCACTAAACAGGTTGTAGAAGGTGGCGTTTGGGGAGGGCTTACGGAGATGGAATACGTCTTCTCCAACAAAAAAGTCAAACACACCGAATTGGATGCGAATCACGAAGTAGTAATCGTTGCCATTCCTCAAGTCGACGATTACGTGTGGAAAGTCTCCAGCGAGAAAGTTCCACACATGACCCTCCTTTATTTGGGAGAGGCTGAGGTCACGCAACACATGATCGATTTCGTTGAGCATGCGTCTTCGCTGCTTCCTCGATTCGGTATGAGCGTGGAACGTCGCGGAATTCTCGGCGATCAGGATGCCGACGTCCTCTTCTTCGACAAGAGCTACAGCTACAAGAAGCTGATGGATTTTCGTGCTCAGTTGTTGACTGACGACGACATCTACAGCGCTTTCCACAGCGTGACTCAGTATCCTGAGTGGTTACCGCATCTCACTCTCGGTTTTCCGGACACCCCGGCCAAACCGATGAATCGCGAGTACGGTTTCAACTGGGTTGAGTTCGATCGGATCGCGATCTGGGTCGGAGATTCCGAAGGCCCTACTTACCAACTCAAATCCGACCACGGCCTGGAGGTCGCTATGTCCGACGTTCCTCAGGGCTCTGACCTTGACACCATTCTCGAACACTACGGCGTCAAGGGAATGAAGTGGGGCGTTCGTAAGAAACGCTCCCGTCAGACCGAACCGGATTCGGAAGACTCGTCACGAGTCAGCGGAGTCAAGTCGAGGGTCAGCACTCAGAAGACGACCAAGATCCTCAGCACGGCAGAGCTCAAGGACGCCATCGAGCGTATGAGGCTCGAACAGGAATTCTCGAAGCTTTCCGGAGGCATCGACAAGACCCGGAGTCAGAAGACGGCGGCATTCATTTCCAAGATGCTGATCGACACCGGCAAACAGAACGTCTCTCAGACTTTCCAGTCGGAATCGAAGCGTCTAGTCGACGAACAACTGAAGAAGACCCGAGTCTGAGAGGAGGTTGGCGATGGGATTGTCGAACACTGCAACACCGATTTACTACGGACAATTCCGAGACGCGGTCATGCGTGGCGACATTCCCGTAAACAGGGAAGTCGCGATGGAGATGAACCGTATCGACGCTCTCATCGCTAACCCCAATATTTTCTACGATGATGAAGCAGTTGAAGGTTGGATTCTGTATTGTGAGAAAGAACTTACCCTCACAGACGGCGGCGACCTTCATCTGTTGGATTCGTTCAAACTTTGGGGCGAGCAAATCTTCGGTTGGTATTTCTTCACAGATCGTGAAGTCTACGAACCTCTTCCTCCAGATCATCCGTTCGGTACTGGTGGACGTTACGTCAAGAAACGCATTAAGAAGCGACTGACAACTAAGCAATATTTGATCGTCGCTCGAGGTGCAGCCAAGTCGATGTACGCTTCGTTCATCCAGAACTTCTTCTTGAACGTCGATACCGCAACTACGCATCAGATCACAACTGCGCCAACGATGAAGCAGGCTGAAGAAGTAATGCAGCCTATTCGTACTTCTATCACGCGTGCGCGCGGGCCTCTGTTCAAATTCTTGACCGAGGGTTCGCTCCAAAACACGACCGGCTCTCGAGCCAACCGTGTCAAGTTGGCCTCGACAAAGAAGGGCGTCGAGAATTTCTTAACCGGTTCGCTCCTTGAGATTCGACCCATGTCGATCAACAAGCTGCAGGGGCTTAGAACCAAAGTTTCTACAGTTGACGAATGGCTTTCTGGCGATCTTCGAGAAGATGTTATTGGCGCCATCGAACAGGGTGCGTCGAAGCTCGACGACTATATCATCGTAGCTATCAGCTCCGAAGGAACTGTGCGAAACGGTTCCGGTGACACCATTAAGATGGAGCTCGCCGACATCCTCAAAGGTGACTACTACGCGCCTCATGTTTCGATCTGGCACTACAAGCTGGATGAGCTCGAGGAAGTGGCCAACCCAGCTATGTGGCCGAAGGCCAACCCCAACATCGGTAAGACGGTCACTTACGAGACTTATCAGCTGGATGTCGAGCGTGCTGAAAAGGCGCCGGCCGCCAGGAACGATATTCTCGCCAAGCGTTTCGGAATTCCGATGGAGGGTTACACCTACTTCTTCACTTACGAAGAGACCGAGGTCCACCGACCACAGCATTTCTGGTCGATGCCCTGTTCTCTGGGCGCAGACCTTTCGATGGGTGACGATTTCTGTGCGTTCACTTTCCTGTTCCCTCTTCGTCATGACAAGTTCGGTGTAAAGACTCGGAGCTATATTACCGAGTTGACTCTACACAAACTCCCTGCCGCGCAGAGAGCCAAGTACGAGACCTTCATCGAGCAGGGCACGCTGCATATTATGAGTGGAACTGTTCTCGACATGATGGAAGTCTATGATGACCTGGATGCTCATATTCTCGAGAAAGAGTATGACGTTCGAGCTTTCGGCTTCGACCCCTACAACGCAAAGGAATTTGTCAGTCGCTGGGAAGCCGAAAACGGCCCATTTGGAATTGAGAAAGTAATTCAGGGTGCTCGAACCGAGTCGGTTCCACTTGGTGAATTGAAAATCCTCGCCTCTGAGAGAATGCTCTTATTTGACGAGGATCAGATGTCCTACACGATGGGTAATGCCATTACGTTGGAGGACACGAATGGTAACCGGAAGCTTCTGAAGCGCCGGCAGGATGAGAAGATCGATAACGTGGCTGCCATGATGGACGCCTACGTCGCCTACAAAGCCAATCAGGAGGCTTTCGAATGACACTTTTGTATGGAGAGGAGAAGCCACCTCTCGAACACTACGGCGTCAAGGGAATGAAGTGGGGCGTTCGAAAAGAGCGTCCCAGCGGGGACGAGATCCAAGACGCACGAGTCCGGGTCTACAACCAGCAGCGCGATATCCGACGAGCTCGAAAGGCAAACCGGAAGTCCACCAAGCGCGGCTCGGTTGAGAGAGCGAAGGGTGAGAAGAAGGTCGGTCAGATGGAGTTGAAACTCCTGAAAGATCCGGATCGCATCACCGCTTCTCGAATCACCAACGGCGAAGCGTTCGTGTCCCTCGTTCTTCTGACACCGGGCGGAGCTGCGGGATACCTCGGAGGTCGAGCTCTGGCCACCAAGCTCGTCGAAACGGAAGTCAAGCGGGCCCGGCGCGGCGACTACGACGACGATTACAAGTAATCGTCTTCTCTGAGCTTAGGAAGGAGGTGACTCATGGGATTCACCGAAAGGTTGAAACACGCTTGGAACGCATTTTCTCGTCCTGAATACGAAGTGACAAGTCAGTTCAGTTACGGGACTACGTCTTTCGAGCCACGTCCTTACCAACAGCGAACCGCCTTTTCCAGCGAGAAATCGATCATCAATTCGATCTTCAACCGGATCGCGGTTGACGTTGCGTCGATCGATATTCGACATGTTCGTTTGGACGAGAACGATCGATTCTCGGAAGAGATGCCCAGCGCTTTCAACGACTGTCTGAAGTGGGAACCGAACGTCGATCAGTCTCCGCAATCATTCCGTCAAGACATCGTGTTTACGATGTTCGACAAAGGCGTCGCTGCGATCGTTCCGATTGACACTACGCTCAATCCGGATGTTTCTGGTGGCTACGACATCAACTCCATGCGTATTGGCGAAGTTCTTGAGTGGTATCCACGCCACGTCAAGGTGAGTGTTTGGGACGACAGGCCTGGAAAGGGCGTTCGTCAAAACATCATCGTCGCCAAGAAGAATGTCGCGATCGTTCCCAACCCGATGTACGCGATCATGAATGAGACGAACTCGACTCTTCAGAGACTGATTCGGAAGTTGAACCTTCTGGATGTCGTCGATGATCAGACCAGTTCTGGAAAACTCGACATGATCATTCAGCTGCCTTACGTGATCAAGACTGCTCAGAAGCGAGAACAAGCTGAGCAGAGGCGTAAGGACATCGAGATTCAGCTGAAGGACAGCAAGTACGGAATCGCTTACGCAGACGGTACTGAGAAGATCACTCAGTTGAACCGGCCGGCCGAGAACAATCTGCTAAAACAGGTTGAGTTCTTGACGGAGATGGTCTATGACCAACTTGGTTTGACGAAGGAGATCATGGCGGGTACGGCAGACGAAGCGACGATGTTGAACTACATCAATCGCACCGTCAAGCCGATTCTTAACGCCATCGTGGAGAACATGAGGCGTTCCTTCCTCACGAAGACCGCTCGTGCTCAGCGTCAATCGATCCTGTACTTCCGAGACCCGTTCCAGCTCGTCTCGCTCGAGAACTTCGCAGAACTTGCGGACAAGCTCGCACGAAACGAGATCGCCAGCTCGAACGAACTCAGACAAGCCATCGGCATGAAGCCTTCGAAGGACCCGAAGGCCGATGAGCTTCGCAACAGCAACATGCCAGCTCCGTCGGAGCCAGGTCAACAACCAGTAACGGAAGGAGACGGTCAAAATGGGAGACACCCTAGTCAAGTCTGACTTCGGTGGCTACGCCACGAAGGCCAATCTCGAGTGCACCGACGGTCGTACCATCATGCCCGAGGCGTTCCAGCACATGGACGGCAAGAAGGTACCGCTGGTCTGGCAGCACAGCCACAAGGACCCGGGTAACGTTCTCGGTCACGCGATTCTCGAAGCGCGTCCCGACGGCGTCTACGCACACGGGTACTTCAACGAGACGCCGCAGGGCAAGATCGCTCGAGGCATCGTCGAGCATGGCGACGTCAACGCCCTGTCGATCTACGCCAACAAGCTCGTGGAGAGGGCCAAGCAGGTCTTCCACGGCGTCATTCGCGAGGTCAGCCTGTGCCTCGCCGGCGCCAACCCGGGTGCGTTCATCGACAACGTGT